GATAAGTATTCTAAAAAAAAGCTATTCGCAGGAGCGTCCTCCATACTAAACCTGGTTAAGCCGTGTAATGCTCCTTTAGATCCTTCTCCATCTACAGTCCCTGATATATCATAAGAGTCACAACCAAATGCTCCCATGTGTTCATTACCAGGATATTTTATACCGTTTTTCAAAACCACTCTATTTTGTAGTTGTTGAGGTGGTACCCAACTAACTTTAAATCTACCTTTTTGATCTGGATAGAATATAACTTGTGAATCTTTAATACCATTAACCCATTGAAAATTACCAGTAGTAATACCAAGAGTTCTAGACATTTCTTCATTATAATCTATTTGCTCGTATATTTTTACAAGATTAAAAATAGAGTTTTTAGTTTCATCTCTAAACGCATGTTCTTCAGTTCTTGGAAACTGTCTGTAAAACTCGTTTAAAGCATCTTGATCGCCTTTTAATCCTTCAGCTTCATTTTGCCAATGATCTATTACACCTACGTCTATTAGTTCACCGTCTGGGGCAAACACATCTGTGTCAGGAGTAGTGAATACTGGAACTCCGTACTCGTCAATAAATCCTTCGTAGTTCCATTCCATTGGGATAAACAAAGAGTATAAACCAGATTTTGTTTGACCGTTTCTATTTCGCTTAGTGACATCTGACGCATTATATAATTTTTTAAAGTTTTCACCACCTTTATCTAAAGAGTTTGAGGTACTACCCATCATGCACTTACCAATAATCCTACTACCTAATCTAAGACATGTTTTTGTAACACGCCAATTGTTTAATATATTATCTGGTCTTTCCCACTTACCGCTTTCATCATGTACTAACAAAGCTAGTTTTTCACCATCATAACTATTATCACCAGTATTTTTCCAATCAATAGTTGTATCTAAACCTTGTATATCTTCTATCTGTTCGTTAGCAGTTATCTTTTTTCTTGTAAACTTACTAGCTGGTACTCTATATGCTAATTCAGTTTTAGGTCGATCCATACCATCTTGTATCGGTTTAAAGAAAAACGGATAGTTAATAGATATTGGAACAACCTTATCAGTAAACATTTTTTTAGCATCAGCACCTGTTTTAGACAGTATACCATATCTACTATCACTTGAAATAGTAGCTAAATTAACTGTTTCTGCAGATGACATGAACGAAAAGCCTGATCTTCTGTTCTTTAAATAACACATACCATAACATCTATTGTCAGCTTTACAAGCTTCCCAAAATATAAAAAACAAACGATTTGCTTCTCTAAAATCAGGTGCACCTACATCAATTTTACTCCATTGCAGATACATATAGTGCGTACCAGTTATCCAGGTTGGATTACCATTATTAGTAAACCAAAACCCTTCTTCTCGTCGTTTGAACTCTTGGTCTATATAATCGTACCATTTTTCTTTACTGCTTTCCGGATAACTTCTCCAATCAAATATATTTTTTAAACGAGAGAGTTCTTTAGGTTGCTCGAATCTTACCCATTTATTATCGGCATGCTTATATATTTCTTTTGGAGCTTTTGGTAGCGCTATATTTAAATTTTGTATCTGTATAATATCACCAATTTGCCCTGTATGAGATATAACAACTATATCGTGTTCTTTGCTATAGCCATACTTCCATTTTTTACCTTTGTTAAGTCTACTAATAGTAGTCTTTTTTATAGGTTCAATTATTTTAACTAAACTTTGCTCGTACATTACTTAGATCTACCTTCTGCGAATCCTTTAAATACTTTTTTCTTTGCCTCTTCAGGTGTTTTGCCCTCAAGCAAGTTTTCTTCTTCTT